TGAACTCACTTGAGCAATATATTGAATATGAAAAACTTGATAAAATTAAAGCTATGAACGCATTACAAGATCACGGAATAATCAGCGACAATTGCATCGAGCCTAAAGATGTTTGGGACTCTGGCGTTGCTGTAACTTGGTTGGATCAAAACTTTTGGGGAGCATTTTTAAAAACACTTAAAAAACTATGAGCGGAGGACACTGGGATTATGTGCAATATAAGCTGGAAGATATTGCAGATGAGCTTGAGAAGCTTGTGCAAGAAAACAATTCTAGCGAGGTTGATGAGTATGGACAATTGATTGGAAAGAACTACAGTGAGGAAACGATTGCTGAGTTATTGATTGGCGTTACGTTCATTCTTGCTGCTGCGACATATATTCAGCGGATTGATTACTTGTTATCTGGAGACGATGGCGAGGATACGTTTCATTCAAGATTAGCGGAGGACATGGGAAATGAAGAGTAAGAGGAAGAACCTTAAAACATACTTTGCTGGCAAGGATTGCAAGTGTCATGCGTATGACGCTGGCGAGTGCGGGTGTCCTGCTGACTGGACTCCTGTGGAAGTTTACAAGCTCAGGTATGAGAACGATGATTTGAAATTGCTATGCAAGGAGTTTTTGGATATTCTGAACATTGTTGAGGTAAGCGATAGTGGAAGCGAGTTTCATCCAACGCGAATTACCTCATGCCGTGTGCAGGATGGTGTAAGAATAAACAAAATTCTTGCACATATCGGTCGAATTGTGACAGATTCAAGCAAGAATACATAGAGATAAAACAAAAAAAGTAATTATGGAAGCAAAAGGAACTTTAGAATTTAACCTGCCAGAACAAGAACATGATTTCAAATATGCACTTTCTGGACTTGATGCGTTGTTAGCAATTAACGATTTGGATCAGGAATTGAGATCAGCGGTAAAGCATGGTTGTGGTGAATTGTCGCATTATAGAGATGATGTGACAGGCGAAAGGAAGAAGTGCTGTTATGAAACATTGGATTTGGTTCGCAGTAAGTTGTTGGAAATTCACAATAGATATAAACTTCCAGATTTAATTTGACAGCAGACGTTAAACACGCAATTGCCTTAGCGGAAAAAATCCGTGCAGAGGTTGATAACGCGACTGACGAGGATCGCGGTATATTGCTTGCTGCAAAGTATATTATAACAAATGTTTCAAATACGACTGGTAATTTTAAATTAGACCTGCCATTTGCTAAGAGTGTTGTATTGCAGTTTGTTAATGAGTTGTTGAACAAAGATCAGTTTGAAGCGGCAGCAACAATATTGTGGGGTCAGCAGGTTTATGATTGGCGACCACAATCCTCGATGGATACATGGAGATGTCTGTTTGAATACGACAAGCTGTTGATACAAGGCGCGGGAGCGATGGGTAAGACGTTTGGTGCGGCGGCATGGTTTCTGCTGGACTGGATGCGTGATCCTCACTACACTTGTATTAAAGTTGTTTCGCTTACTGCCGAACACGCTCAACGTAACGTATTTGCTGCTATTAAAAAATTTTATACAACTGCACTTGTTAAACCGGAATTTGATGGGGCGGAAACACTTGTGAAAAGCATACAGGCAAATAATGATTCTAAGAATGGAATTCACCTTGTAGCCATTCCAAAAGGCGACAGTGGAACTGGAACGCTCCGTGGTTTCCACCCAAGTCCAAGGGCAGGCAAGCCGCATCCGACATGGGGCAGGATGAGTAGAACACATGTTGTGTTGGACGAGGCAGAAGAGGTTCCCGCTGGTGTATGGGAGGGTCTACAAAACATCTTGTCAGCCGCTGATACGGAAGGCGCAAAAGGACGCATTAAAATATTTGCTGCGAGCAACCCCAAGGACAGGACAAGCGAGTTTGGAAAACGATGTGAACCAGAGCGAGGATGGGGATCTGTTGATTGCGAGGATGATTTTGAGTGGGAGTCACGTGACGCATGGCACGTCTTGCGACTTGATGCTGCACGATGTGAAAACGTCATTGAACAGAAAATTGTTTTTCCCGGCCTGCAAACAAACGAGGGTTACACGGCATACGAGGCTAAAGGCAGAACCGCTGAATACTTTACAATGGCTAGAGGATGGTTTCCGCAGGAAGGTATTAGTATGTCAATCATTACTCCATCAATGATCGATAATGCGATGGGTAATGTGCGGTTTATTGGGCCTGTAGTGCCTCTTGCTGCTTTTGACTTGGCATTGGAAGGCAATGATAGCGTAGTGTGTTCTTTCGGAAGATTTGGGCTCTGTGACGGGTGGACACCTATGAGTGGGCAATTTATTCCATTCAAAATTGCAAAGACAGTATTGCAATTGGATTCACAGATCACATTCCCGAAAGCAGCCACACTTGAGCAGACTTACAACATTATGAAGTTTTGTAAGAATATGAAGATTGCCCCAAACTGGTTGTGCGTTGATCGAACAGGAAATGGCGCAGGAATTCACGACTCATTGAAAACATTGTTTGGAGATGAAGTGATGGGAGTAAATTATTCTTGGGCAGCAACGGACACGCATATCCTTGGCGATGACACGCAGAAAGCGAGCGAGCTTTACAATGGAGTTGTTACTGAGTTGTTGTTTGGATTATCCAAGTATCTTGAGTTTGAGTATCTAAAAATATCACCGGGGTTCAGCAATGATCAACTTGTTCGTCAAGCAACAGGAAGACGTTACATGCAAAAAGGAAAGGGCATGGTTCGCGTTGAAAGTAAAAAAGATTACGTCAAACGTACACGTCAACCATCGCCTGACGCATTGGATTCGCTTTCCATGTTGGTTTTTTTAATGAGACAACGCGCAGGAATAATTGCAACAATGGTTGAAAGCAAAAAAGAAACTCCTAGGTTAATGGATCGCGGAATGCAGTCTATCGTTGACAAAATAGAATTCGTTGATTTTAGCGAATAGATTAAATGAGACTTGATGTATTTATAACAAATTATAAATTATGCTTGCAATATTTAAAGATATAAACTAAAGAACACGAAATTATGGCAAAACCTATCATTGGAATTATTCCGCCCGGCGGCTGGCATTATATGGAAGGAGATGTAAAGTTAGCATCTTATTCCTATGAATCACTTTTGAAAACAGTGGAAAATTTCCGTGCTGAAAACCATTTGCCAATTGGTGACGTTGAGGGAGATGTAAATAGTTATATTTGTTCTAACTGGCCAAATGCTTGTCATGGTGTTGACATGGTTGTTGTGTCAAGTGTAAAACCTCCGACAGCAAAATCTGAATTGTTAAACGACATTACTATTTGGGCAAAAAACATTTTAAATTCTGGCAAAAAAAACCTGCTTGTATCTGACGAATTAGCTGAACAAAGGGCGCAAATTTGCAAGGCTTGCACAGAAAATAAACCTTGGAAAACTGGTTGTTCTTCTTGCATCACAGCAACTGAACGTGTCTCTGCAAATGTCAGAAATGGAAAAGATACACATACTTCCGCACTGCTTGGAGGATGCAATGTCATGCGGCACGATAATAGAAGTGCTGTGTTTATGTTCAAAAAACAATTGCAAACAACATCAAATACTCCTAAAACTTGTTGGATCAATTTGAATAAATAAAAATAAATCATGGCAGATGTTTTAAAGCCGCTACCAGCAATAGTAACCGATACCTATGCGACAAAATCTCCTCGGATTACTAACGCTTATGACAAACCTCGCATTCTTGACTTGGATGTTATTGATCCCGCTACTGGGAATAATGATGTTGTTAATAAAGATACTTTGCAGGTTAAGCGCACATTCAAGGATGCATCGCAAGCGCACTCTGCATATCGCAGGCTTAAGCAGCAGAATATCGAGAGGAATAGGAAAAATCAATTAATCCAAAAAAAGCTCAACAACGAGCCTCCATATGCCGCAAAGAAGTTGGAAAGCATGGGTCAGAATTGGCGCTCCAATCGTCCTACTGGTTTTCTTTCCACGATGGTTAGCCGAATTCAACCTCCGTTTAGGCAAGTCATTGAACAGGCCGCAACGCTTACATTTTCCAAGTATCCAGTTGAAGGAGTAGATGCTGAGAACAAAACCAAGATTTTTCGGGAAGAAGTAACCAAGTGCATTAGGGGTTGGAGCGGACATGATGATATTGTGGCGCAAGTTGTCCATGAGAATACCACATTCGGGTTTTGCGGTTTATGCTGGGATGATTTGCGCGATTGGAAACCAGAATTCTTGCGCCAAGACTATACGTTTTTCTCTATTGAGACACCGCAGGAAGTAAACGCAACTCCGATTTGGGCAAGAAAAAGACGCTATCAGATTGCTGAATTGTTACCAGTATTGGAAGACCCAATGACCTCCGCGATGGCGGGATGGCATATCAAGAATCTAATCAAGTCAATTAACAACGCAATTCCAGCGGGTAGAACATTAGATTCTGATGATGACGCTCGACGCTACGAGGATTGGATTCGTGAAGGATCTTATGGAGCAAGTTACGAGAATGACGCAAAATACGTTGAGCTTGGCGAGTTGCTAGTTAAAGAACCTCACGGCAAGATTAGCCGATTCTTGTTTGACGATAAAAGCGGAGACGAAATTTGTACTCAGATTGATCGTTACAACGCAATGAGTGAATGCCTCGCATTGTTCGCTATCGAGATCGGCAACGGCAATCTCATGGGTTCCCGTGGCGCAGGACGTGATCTGTACAACACGCATATTGCAGTTGACAAAGCAAGAAACCTTGTTGTGGACAACGTGTATCTCAAAGGAATGCTCTTGCTCAAGAAAGGCCCGAATGCAAAGGCTGGAGCAGCACCACTAACTGTCCATCATCCTATCTGCTATATCTCGGAAGGATATGAAGTCATCCCTCAAAATCTGCCAGCGGATGTCGATGACTTCCTGCGACTGGATCAGTTTATTTCTGGTCTGGCTGAGATTCAAGTTGGCACGTTCCTCCCCGGAATGCCAATGGAAGCGCAAGGAGGCAAGCGCACGGCATCTGAAGTCAATCGCGTTGCCGCTATCGAGAATCAACTCCGCGAAGGCATTCTTATGCGCTGGACGAAACAATACAGCAAAGCAGTTGAGCGCATGCAACGAGGCATCTGCCATCCAGAACACGTTAAGTCTGCCGCTGAACTAAAAACTCGTCTTGACATTGCTCGCCAAATGGTTCCATCCGCAACGTGGGCAAGACGTGAAGTTGTCGATGCCTTTGATCGCTCCGTTATGGATCTGCCATCGTTCCTCGTTCCTTTTGAGGTTCCAGAACACCTTGATGAAGACGCAATCTTGTGCTGCTTGAATATGTTAGAGCGCAACCTTCCTCCAGCTGACATCTTGCTCATGGCATACAGTCCAGCGGAAGAACTTTTGCCTGACACGCAAGCGCAGGACAACGCGATGCTTGATCTTATGATCCAGCGTTACATGGGCAATCCTCAAGTCAACCAAGACGAGTTGCTGAAGCTCGATTGGTCACGCAAAATGGGTGAAAGCATTGCCAACCAAGTTATCCTTCCTAAAGATCAAGTTGAGGCATTGGCAATTGAAGCGACACGTCAACAGATTATTGAGTTGCAATCTATCATTGCTGGTCAAGACGTTCCTGTATCTCCGAGAGACAATGACATTGTTCACCTTGATACGATGGCACAAAAACTCATGCCGCTTATTGAGCAAGCTCCAGCGGGTGCGTTGCCTCCAGAGATGGTTGCGCCATTTATGAAAGCGTTGCAACATTTTATGATGCACATCGGACAAGCTGAAGCTAAAGGTGCAAATCCACAACAAATTTCTCAATACAAGCAAGCAGCAAAGCAAGCTTTTGATCATTTGACAGCAGGTCACGGAACCCCACCACCGGAAGAACTGCAACCAGCAGCAGGAGCGGGATTGCCATCTGGAGGTGGACGCAGACCAGTTGTTTCTCAAGCAAAAGCTGTTGGAGACATAACAGAGCAATCATCACCAACGCAATATGGAACGATTAGCAACATTGCCAATCCTCCAAAACCAGTCACAGCAGGATAAACAAAAACAAAACAACACTATGGGCGGATCAAACTCACAAGCACTAAAAGACTATAACAAATACGTTATGCAAGAAGCGCAACCTGATCGCGGAGAAGGCATGTCGCAAGAAACAGCAGATGCGTATGCTCCATTTGACAAAAAAACATCTACTCCAAATTCTTTTGGGCGCGATGCAAAAAAAGTTGATCCAGCATCCGTTATTAAAAAAGAAGACATTAATTTGATTAAAAAACCAATGTCGTCTTATGATGCCATTGACGCAGGGTTGCGATAAGCTACCTTGAGATAAACAAATAAATAATAAATTATGAAGTGGACAAACGCAGATAGCGTTGCATTACGGGAATATTTAAATAAATCTGGAAATAAATTGATAGAATATTACCGCTCGCGCATTCCGTTGTGCGATGGTAAATCTATTGAGGAAGTTGCATTGCAAGCTAAATTCAAAGAAGGATTTGAATTTGCTATTCGTGAAATGCAAGATTTATCTGCAAATAACGAAGAAAATCAAGACGCATCTTCTGGTAATTTTACATCAATGTAATTATGGCAAAAACAAAAAAACAAGGACTATACGCGAACATTAACGCTAAACGCAAACGCATTGCCGCTGGCAGTGGAGAAAAAATGAGGAAGCCGGGCGCAAAAGGTGCGCCAACAGCAAAGGCATTTAAGCAATCAATTAAAACAGCAAAAAAGAAATAATTATGGCAACACCAGCGAAAGGCAAGAAGTCAGTAAAGGTTGTTAAAAACAAAGCTACTGGCAGAACTAAAAAAGTATCTTACGGACAGAAGGGTGCAAAAATATCACCGGGCACGTCGCGTGGTGACAGCTATTGTGCAAGAAGTTTAGGCATTAAAAAAGCACTTCCTGCAAGCAAAAAAAACGACCCCAATACACCAAATAATTTAAGCCGCCGCAAATGGAAATGTGCTGGAGCTAAATCAATGAAATAAATTTATGACAGATACCAACGAAAACACAGTAGAACCAGACGTAACAGGATTTGGAAACCCAAGTCTAGACTCAGACCCAATCGATGAAACAACAAGCGCAACAATCGACAACCTCCTTGACGAAGCTATTGGAGAAACTACAGAAAATAATGAACAACATAATACTGCTGATACTGGAGAAAATACAGACAACTCACTTGACGATTCAGTTGTTCCTGCGGAAACGCAAGGCGAAAAAACAACTCAAGAGGGTCAGGGCAATGTTCAGCCAGAACCGCAACAACCAGTCGAGCCAAAAATCGACATTGATCCAGAAATCGCGGCAATCGAGCAACCCCGCAATCTCAGCGAAAAAAACCAAAGCAACTGGCGCAAGCTCCAAGAAACTGCAAGTCAGTACAAGCAGCAAGCCGCCGAAGCAGAAGTTCTGCGTAAGCAACTCTCCGAAACAGAGCAAAGAAAAGAAATCCCTCAAGACTACGAAGAGCTCAAAAAGTTCCGAGCAATCTTTGACATCAAAAATGATCCAGAATTCAAAAGCAAATACGAAGCGCCAATCCAAACCGCTAAAGAGAGCATATATGGAATTCTAAGGAAACATGGTGCTGGAGATGATGTAATCAAGTCTATTGAAGACGCTGGTGGGCCTGATAAAGTTGCAGACAGTTTTTGGAAACAGTCTGCATTTCAATCCTTGCCATTGACTGATTCCGAAAGGTTAAAACGTGGTCTTGTTGATGTTTCTGAGCTTAAAGAAAAGCAAGATGCTGAAATTTCTCATGCCGCTGAACACGCAGAAGAAATCCTTGTTGAGCGTGAGACAAAAAATAAAGAATGGTATGGTAAGGAGGTTGAGCAAATTGACTCCTACATGGAGGAAATTACAAAAGAGCTTCCGTGGGCAAGATTCGTTGAGCCTTCTCAAAATGCAACTCCAGAACAACTAAAACAAGTTGAGGAGCACAATAAACGAGTTGGAGACTTGGCAACCAAGTTTAACTCTGCACTTTGGCCTACAACGGCACAAGAACGCGCTAATGTTGCCGCATCTGCCGTATTTAGCCATGTCCTTACAGAGCAGCTACGCACAGAGCAAGCGCAAAAGAATGCGTTGATGGAGCAAATCAAGCAACTCACTTCCGAGAACAACAAGCTCAAAGGTAGTTCTAAACTTCCAAAGCAAACAGTGACAACTCAATCATCAAATAAACCATCAAATCTGTCTGATCGTATCAAAATGAATGCTTCAGACGCAATTGATCTTGGTTTGGACGAAGCTGGTTTTTAATAAATATTGATTTTTATATCAACTTATACCCGATATGTGGTATATTTTGATATATTAATCAAAATTATACATTAAACGTATAAAATTAACAATATGACAACAAAAGTATCGCCAGATGAACGCATTACAATGAACGCATTGGACAATTTTGATCCATTTGCTAGAAATGGAGTGCCCACACAACCTGTAAATCAACCCAAAGTTGCAAAAAGACCCGGACGCAAGCCAAAAGAAGAGGCAACTCCTCAAAATGAGGATCGCAATGTTGATATTGGCACTCAGGAAGAGACAAAACCTCTGGAAACCATCGAAAATGCAGTTCCAGAGCTTAAGATTGAAGAAGAACTACACAAAACATTGCCAATACAGCAACCAATTGTAGAGTCCAGATCCGCTGAAGGGTTGCCAAGCTACCGCGCAGAGTTTGCAGGTCGAGATATTTTTGTTGGCTTTTCTGCTGGAACACCGACAAATCCAATTTCGGCATTTTCTCTCGTAAACATGGCTCTTGATTTTGGTAGAGACAAAATCCGTTTTGATTTTTCTGTAAGCGATGGGAATTTTTACCATTCTCGCAACGAGCTTGCTAAAAAGTTTCTTGAAACGGACGCTAAATGGCTTTTGCTGCTCGCAAATGACATTATACCTTCAACTGGTCGTCCAGCATGGGCAAAAGCAATTATAGGGGCAGCTAGAGGCTTGCAAGACCTGCCTCTGCAACGTCATGTTATCCACCGCTTGCTTGGAAGTGGCAAAACGCTTGTAGGAGGTGCATATTTTGAAAATGCCGAAGCGTCTTCAGTCGTTTGCTCAGACAAAAGTCTTGGAATTAAAGCGAAATCATACCCAGATGAAATTGTTCCTGTAGATTGGATTGGTTCTGGTTGCATGCTCGTCCATCGCCGCGTATTTGCTGACATTGGAGAACGTCAAGGAGGTTTTTTCTATCCAGATGACATTTCGTTCTGCAAAAAAGCAAAAGATGCAGGCCACCAAGCTCACATTGATCTTGGAATTCCAGTATTCCATGTTGGTTACAAAGCATTTTAATGAAACCTAAAATTTACGCATATTACGAAAGTATTCAGTCATTGCCGCAAGATGAGCAATTTGCTTGCGCTAATTGGTGGAAAACTTCATGGGAAAATAATGGCTGGGATTGTGTGATGCTTAATCGCTCACACGCTCAATCCAGCAACATGAACCAAAA